TGTGAAGCAATGTACTGTCCCGCGTTGTACGCTGTACTCATATGCTTGTGGAAGATTAAGTGCGGTTTTGTGAATGCTTAGTAGTTGTAGGAGCGCCTCCGATTGTGATATATTGAATCTTAGAGTGATCCTCGTTGAAAGATTGGTAATGTCTTTCAGGAGGGTTCATACTTAATGCACCAATTACACCGATGATAATTATAACCACGATCCACATCCCAATCAAGGGAAGTGGATCGTAGCTATGATGGACATGCACAATAGTCATCAGAAGTGGAAATGCTGAGTGAACTCAACATTTTCTCCTACGACCGTCATCGAGACACTAGGTCCCATATCCTTCTTAACATCGGCTTCTTGGTAGACTGCTTTGGTAGCCACATCTTTATAAGTAGAACCCTCCGTCCTTTCACGACTGTTTCTTCTTTCACGACGAGTATTATTACTCTGGGGCACATTTGTAGCATCCATTGAAGTGGTCAGTTTCATGCCCTGGACCATAAAAGAGCATTTGGATGCTCTTCTATGTCTTCTAGAATCTCACCTACCTGAATAGGCTTGAAACTAGTCTCCAGGGCAATCTGTTCATCCGGTGTCAACCCAAAAGCTAACCAGAAGCTATATCTCGACTCAGCATCAGGTGCAAGGTCAAGGTACTTGGTAGTACGATTGAACTTGTATCTCCAATTCTCTTCGAACTGAGCCGCCATATTAGACTTCTCGGACATTTGGACTCCGGTTTCAGGAATCTGTTTGAAGAATGTGCCCATTACAGGCACACCATCATTCAGAACCCTGCCACCCTTGCCCACTGCATCTAGCCAGGCATCCCTGGCCTTCTCGGAACGCAGATCATTGAGACTATGTAGATCCTTGGAAAGAGAGTGGGATACATTTCGTACCATGCGATACTGCCCACCGACCTTGATAGGTCTGGTCTGGCAGAACTCCACTCGCTCCAAAACATCCACAGTAGGTTCAACTTTCATTGTGAAACCGAGAGTGCTGTAGTATTCGATGAGACCGGCACGCACCCGTGCTTCATCCCCTCTTTCTACAAACAGCATGCAGTCATCTCCGTTGTTAGCTAGCCTAAAGTGCTTCACTCCGTGAACATACTTGCAATAATTGTACACAGTTGCGCACATTATGTAGCAGTTCCCGGAGGAAGTGTTCATGTCACCGGACATGCGACAACCTTCCACTTTGTACCTGATCTCACCATCTGGACATCTAGCAAGCCCTCTGTTGTTGATTTGCCAACTGAGGAGCTTAGCCAAATGTTTTCTTTGTGAAGGGGGAAACATGCTGATCCACATTTGATGCTCAAATTCCAGAGCATCCTTTGATATGTGCTGATCAAACCGTGAAGCATCCATTCCAATACCAACTGGATCGACAAATGAATCCCAAATGGACTTCATTTCCTCACCAGCCTTGTCGGCACTAATGCCCTTGAAAATGGTCCTCCCTCCATACAGCTTGTTGATGGCTGAGAACAGGTACTCTTCGCTGTGGCGAAGATACCTTCCGACCTCGACGTTATACCTAGGATCCCTAGGTTGGATAACTCGAGGTGCGGGATCGGGCTTGGCGGTGATGTTCAATTTTTCCGCCTTCACGAACGTACTTAACCAGGCATCCTTCTCCCGAATGGGATGCATCTCTAACGACTCCGCCGCTTTCACATACCTCTCCAGCTTGCGACCCGTATAAAAGCCAAGGAATTCCTTGGTTGTCAATCGGGTGGTCTTGGCTAGGAAAGGTTTGAGATCACGATGGAACCGGGATAACCTGGTGAACGCTCCGGGGGTGGGCTTTGGAGTAGGGTGCAAGACACCCTGTTTCTCCACCATGTAGACTCTCTCTACAAGACCCCGCCGAATGTTGCCCAAGGAGTGATCGTGCACTCCATACCGTATGTGTGTACCCATCCCGCTAAAACGGTACAATTTGCGAGATTTGGCTAGGGGAGGTCCTCTCTTCACCAGCATCCCCTTTGGTTCACCGCGCCATGTTGGCGTGGTGAACCCGCTGGTGCAGAGTAGGCCTCCCTATTTGCTCTCGAAGGACCCTAGCAAGGCCCTTCGATCCTTCATGAGCGCGGACTGGCGGATGGATGCTGCGAGGAAATCAGCATCCAGTGGAATGAAGCAGGCGGCGACAGCTAATGGGACCATATGAGCAATGTGAGAAGGTCTCACACCATTCTTGATCATTTCCTCCCGACAAATACGGGCGTACACCAATTCATTAGCCTTGATGTTGCTGAGGAGTCCAACTTGAGCTTTTGCGACGTGAGCGACCCTGACGGCATATGGGATGCGCCTGTGTGATCTCACGAGTTTGTTGTCCTTTCTCTCTGCGTCGGAGACGAGGTCGGCATCACTGGTGATGTCTACGTCGGTGGTCTCAATCGGGTCGCAAAACATGGACTCTTGTTGGAACTTGGCAACCATGGAATGGAAGGTGGCGGCGGTGGCGGGATGGACGGTGATCTTGATGGTGAAGATCTTGCACAAGACAAGATACAGTGCGTAGGTGCATAGGCCGGCCCAAACCACCTGAGTGGAATTTTTGCAGACATACTCCAGTGCGAAAAGAACCCAACCGATGATGAACGAGATGAGGTGAAGGCATACTACGGGTAGAGATTCCATAGCAAATAATTCTTTATCATTTCTTCCCGGCAGATACGGGCGTACACCAATTCATTAGCCTTGATGTTGCTGAGGAGTCCAACTTGAGCCTTTGCGACGTGAGCAACTCTGACGGCATATGGGATGCGCCTGTGTGATCTCACGAGTTTGTTGTCCTTTCTATC